TCAGATCATCGACGCGGACAGCGACGGCGGCGGGCAAACCTGCCTGACCATCCGCAAGGTCGAAACGGCGATGTAGATGGGCGTCACCGACACGCAGAGTTTCGGGCTGGTGATCCGCGACGTCCTCTACGACGCGCTCGAGCGCGACCCGTTCTTCGCCAGCTACACGAAACGCAAGACCAAGATGATGGCGGTGCAGCCGCAGTTTCTGCCGTTCCTCGGCGTCTACATCATCGACGAGGTCATGACCCCGGATGGCGACGCCAATGCGGGCTGCGTCCGGTTCTCGCATACATTGCGCGTCGGCTTTTCGGTCATGGTCGCCAACAACGATCAGGTGGTCGCCGAAAGCCAGATCGATGCCGCGTTCTGGCGGATCATGAACGTCTGGCGCGACCAGTACGTGATGAACCTGCTCGACACCTTCAACCCGCACATTGGCGCGGGCAATCCCGACAACACCAAGATCGAAAGCATCACGCGCGGGGTGCGCCGCCACCTGTTCGGAGCGCCCGCGATCAACAACGAAACGCCGGTCGCCGAGATGCAATACGACGTCTCGTGCTTCTGGCGATCAGATTGGGCACCGGTCATCGTGGACGATCTGGAAACGATACATATCCAGACCGGCATCAAGATCGGCGAGACGCAGGAGGAGATGGACCGGCGTCTGCAAGCGGGAACGGAAATTGTTTTGGAGACGGCTGCGAAAGCGAAGCCGAACATGCAGAAGGAGAAACACAATGGCAGCTAAAGAACTATCGCTTCGCGGCAAGGCGGCTCGCGAGCGCATTGAGAGGATCAAGAACAGCCGACCGCCGGCGGGCGTACGCGTCACCCCGGCAAGCGATGAACTGCGCAAGGTGCTGCGGCATCCGCGCGGCGCACGTTTCCCAAACGAGGGCAGCGCGGAATGGCCGAACGACCGCTTTACCAAACGGCGGCTGGCCGAAGGTGCGGTCAAACTCGAGCAAGCCGAAAAAAAGACGTCGCGTGGCCGACACGCGGAATCAGCCGCCTAATCCAAGCAAACAGATTTGCGATGAAAAAACCTCGCCCATTCCGGCGAGGTTTTGCATGAAAGGACCAGCACAATGCCGATCAGCTTTGCCAATATTCCTGCAAACATCAAGGTACCGCTCTACTGGGTTGAGGTCGACCCATCGATGGCGGGGCTTCCGTCCATCAATCTTCGCGCCCTGCTCGTCGGCACCATGACGAGCGACGGCGACGCCACACCCGACGTGCCGATCCCGATTGGCTCGCAGGCCCAGGCCGATCAGCATTTCGGCCTCGGCAGCGAACTGGCGCGAATGTTTCACGCCTTCTATAAAAACAATCTCGCCAATGAGGTCTGGGGCCTGCCGGTGGCGGAGCCGGTCGGCGCGACGGCGGCAACGGGCACGGTCATCGTCGCCGCTGCCGCAAATGCTGCCGGCACGATCCATCTCTACGTCGGCGGGACGCACGTGCCGGTTACGGTGTCGCCATCGGACACGGTCGACAATATCGCCACCGCCATCGCGGACGCGATCAATGCCGATGATACGCTGCCGGTAACGGCGACCGTTGCGACCGGGACCGTGACGCTGACCGCGCTCTGGAAGGGCATATCGGGCAACGAACTCACGGTGGCGCTGAACTACTACGGCGCACGCGGCGGACAGACCACGCCGGTCGGGCTTGACCTGACGCTTCCGGCGACCGGCTTCCTGACCGGCGGCGCGGGCGTCCCGGTGTTCGATACCGCCATTTCCAATATGGGCGAGGAGCCGTTCGAATACGTTGCGATGCCGTATACCGATTCCGAATCTCTGTTTGCGTGGGATCAGGAATACGGCTTCACGGACGACGGACGGTGGGGCTGGCAGCGGCAACTGTTCGGCCACGTGTTCTCGGCCAAACGCGGCACCTACGCCGATCTCGTCCTGTTCAGCGAAACGCTCAACAGCGGCGTCGAATCGATCATGGCGGTCGAGGTGGACAGCCTGTCGCCATGCTTCGAATGGGCGGCAGCGTATTGCGGCAAGTCGCAACGGGCACTGGTCAATGATCCAGCTAGGCCGTTGCAGACGCTCTCGCTCAACAACATCAAGATCGCACCGATCAACAAACGCTGGCTGTTCAGCGAACTCAACAGCCTCGCCTCGAACGGGCTGGCGATCCAGAAGGCGGGAGCCGACAACCAGCCGATGATCGCACGGGAGCAGACGACGTATCGTCTCAACCTGTACGGCCAGACCGATGATGCCTACGAACTGGTCACCACGCTGGCGACGCTGGCAAAACTGTTGCGCAACCAGCGCCACGCGATCACGACCAAATTCCCGCGGCATAAGCTGGCGAACGACGGGACCAAATTCGGACCCGGCCAGGCCATCGTCACTCCCGGCATCATCAAATCCGAACTGATCGCGCAGTACCGGATGGATATGTTCAACGGGCTGGTCGAGGACCTGCGCAACTTCAAGCGCCATCTGATCGTTGAGCGCGATCCGAACGATCCGAACCGGGTGAACGTGCTTTACCCGCCCGACCTGATCAATCAACTGCGCGTGTTCGCGGTGCTGGCGCAATTCCGCTTGCAGTATGACCGCGGCATCGACGTCGAGATCATCGGTGCAGCGAAGCCGCCGTTCAACGCGGCGTCGGGTGCCAACGCGGCCTGATCCATCATCACAAAATAGGAGAACGTCATGGCTCAAAGGATTGCGGGCATTGCCTTCCTGACGGTGGACGGCGCACAACTTGCCTTGCGCGGAAACTTCACCGTCTCGCCAAGCGCGGTCGAGCGCACGATGATCGCCGGACAGGACGGCGTCCACGGCTATCAGGAATTGCCGCGTGTGCCCTACATCGAAGGCGATATCACGACGATGCCGGGTGAGTACCTCGAGGACCTGCTCGATCAGACCGACGCCACCGTGGTCGCGCAGCTTGCCAACAACATGCAGTACACGCTGGTCGGCGCAACCTGCAAAGGCGGCTTCGAAAACAATTCCCGCGACGGACAGGTGCGCGTCCGTTGGGAAGGCCTGACCTGTGAGGAGGTGTCGCTGTGAGCGGGAACGCACGCGTGCGCGAAGGCTTCGTCGAAGATCGTCCTCCACCGACCCCGCTCAAGGCGGTGGAGGAGCCGGAGAAAAAACAACGGGCCGCGCCGCCGCCCACCATCGAGCCATCGCCCGCCGAACAGCCGGCGCTGCCGGGAGACGAGTGGCCGATCAAGGTCAGGCTGATCTACAAGGCGATCCGCGACAACAGCGGCGGCAAGATCAGCGAGGTCACCCTGCGCGAGCCGAAGGCGGGCGACATCAACCGCTACGGCAACCCGGTGCGCGTCAATCAGGACGGCGACGTTCTGATCGACGAGCGCAAGATGACGTACATGATCGCGGCGCTCGCCGACGTGTTGCCGCCGTTCATCGAGGAGATGGACCCGCGCGATTGGAACTCGTGCGCGTATCGGTTACGCCGTTTTTTCTTGCCCGATCCAGCGGCCTGGTAGGCGACGAGGACGAGATCATCCTCGATTGCTACCGCTTGGCCCGCTGGTATCACGTCAGTCCCGACATTTTCCTGAACATGACATTGAGCGAGGTCGCGCTTCACATGCATCGGACCGCCCAATGCGACCGCGCCCAACAGGCAGCAGCCGGTGACGACTGATGGCGAGTGAAACGGAGGAACTGAGACTTGTCGTCAACCTGACCGACAATGCGTCGGCGGGCATCGCCAAGCTGCGCAACGAGATCAGCCAGCTTGGCGGCGGGCAGGGCGGACAGGGCCTTGAGCGGTTTAACCGCGAAACCGCGCGGATAACGCAGAACGTCAAAGGCCTCGGCGTCGAGGCTGGCATGACGGCGCGGGTGCTCGGCAGCGTGCTCGGCGCTGGCGTCGGGGTGGCGGCGGGTGCCATCGGTGCGCTCGGTGCCGCGATCACCTACCAGATCGTCACCATCCCGCAATGGACCAGCGAACTGCGGCGCATGGGGGACGCGGCGCGGAATATCGGCGCGAACGCCGGACAATTCCGCTCCATCGTCGAGCAGCTTGGCGCGGTCGGCGTCGAAGCGGGCGCGGCGGAAAAGTCGATGGCTGGAATCAACAACGCCATCGCCGACCTGACAAGGCGCGGCAGCGCGTTGCGGCAGGAATTGCTCCGCCGCGCCGGCCCCGAAGGCCAAGCCGGGATGCGGGCGTTCATCGACAGCCTGATGGCGGCACAGACGCAAGCCGAACGCACCAACAGGGTCATCATCGCGGGCGAGAATGTCTACAAGAACGCGCTGAAGGAAACCGGCAGCGAACTCGAGGCACGGCGGCGCGAGCAGGAATGGCTGCAACGGTTCGGCGTCGATCCGTCGCTGGCTGGCAAGCGCGTCAAGGAACAGACGGCGGAGGAGAAAGCGGCGGCAGACGAGCGCATGAAAAACGCGAAAGCGTTTTCCGACCAGCTTGGCGCTATCGGCCTGAAGATGACGACCATCTTCGACATGATGAAGGACCCGCTGATCGGTCCTGACAGCATGCTGGTCAAGGGCATGCAACTGGCGAGCGACCTGCTCGACAAGATTATCGCGGGCATCAAGTGGTATCAGGGACTCAAGTCTGTTCCGGTCGCGCCCGGAACGGTTCCGGGCGATCCGACGGCTGGCCTGTTCGGCGGTCTCGTTCCGCAAAAGCAGAGTTACACCGACGGCGGCGGTTTTGCCGGCCTCGTCCACAAGGCGACCTATGCGCCGCAGGGCGGCCCCGCCGACGGCGGTGCTGGCGGCGGCGCGGCACCGTACGGGCAGACCGCAGGTCCGGGCACCGGTAAGGGCGCAGGCGCAACGCCACCGATGGGCGAGGCCGCAGCGGGCGGTGCCAGCCTTGCCGCCGTGCGCGGCGGTCAGGCGGACGAACTGGCCGACCCGGCGGTCCGCAACAAGCTGATGGCCTACGCACACGCCGAGGTCGGATCGCAAGGTCCGCAAGCGGTGCAAGCCTTCATGGAGTCGACGCTCAATCGCGCGGCGGCTCGCGGCAAATCCATCGACGAAACCCTGTCAGGCTCTTACTTTCCCGGCTCCACCCATTCGAAGGCGGCGGGCGGTGCGCCAGCGGGAGCGCGGGCTGGCTACGACAAGATGATCGACCAGGTGCTCGGCGGTTCGAATATCTCGAATCTCGCGACCGGCAATGCATCGGGCAAGGTCGGCTTCGGCGGCGGGCCACAGACTTTTGCGGCCGGCGGCGAGCGGTTCGGCGTCGAAGGCGCGGATCGCGCATGGGCCAACAAGATGCGCGGCGATGGCGGCGGTGCCGTACCCTACGGACAGACCGCCGGGGCCGGGACCGGTGCGGCGGGTTCGCCCGAATCCGGCGACGGCCAGATCGGCCCACAGGCGGCGCTGGCAATTGCCCGCCAGCATCTCGGCGAGGACGAGATCAGGGACCAGTCGAAACTTCAGGCGTGGTTCGACAAGAAGGGCATCAAGGTCAATCCGGCCTCGACCGCATGGTGCGCCGCGTTCGTCAACGCCTCGCTGGAAGGCGCGGGCGTCAAGGGCACCGGCTCGCTGGCGGCTGGATCGTTCGTAAAATACGGCAAGGGCGTCAGCGGCGAGGAGTCTGCCGCTGGCGACATCGGCGTCGTGCGCGGCAGGTCATCCCGTACCGGCGTGGAGGGCAGGCACGTCGGCTTGCTGACCGGCGAAACCCGCATCGGCCCCAACGGTCAACTGCAAGTGCAAATGATCGGGGGCAATCAGGGCGGCACCGTATCCGGTCGCGGCGGCGTGTCGGAGCAATGGCGCGATGCCTCGTCATTGCATATCCGTCGACCCGACTACGACACCGCGATCGCGCGGAGACAGATGGACAGGTCGCAAGCGGCGGCCTCGAAAGTCGAAGGCACTGGCAAGATCACGGTTGACGTCAATGCGCCCAAGGGCACCAACGTCGGCGCGGAAGGCGGCGGCCTGTTCAAGGACGTCGAGATCAACCGGCAGACACAGATGGAGCCAGCCCGCACCGGCCCTGCGGCTGAGACGTACTCGCTATGACCTCGATCACCGACATTTCCAATACGCGCTGGCGCGACGAACTGATGCCAGCCTCGTTCAAGGGCGCCCGTTTTCATTGCGAGGTGAACGGCATCGAGAGCGGGCGGCGGATCGTGCAGCACGAATTTCCGAAAAAGGATTTGCCGTACGCCGAGGACATGGGTCGCGCGGCGGCGATGTTCACGGTCCGTGGCTACTGCATCGCGTTTCCGTCCGACGAGGACGACTTTTATCAGCGCGACTACCGGCAGGCCCGCAACCGGCTGGCGCAAAAGCTGAACGAGGTCGGCGCTGGCATGTTGCAACTGCCGACCTATCAGCCGCTCATGGCCGTGTGCATGCGCTATCGGCTTTCCGAGGAGGAACGCTTCGGCGGCTATTGCGTGTTCGACATGACCTTCACGGAGCAGGGCGTCGATCCGTCGCGCTACGCGCCGACCGCCGACACGGGCGGCCAAGTGTCGGGTGCAAGTCAGGCATTGCGCGATGAACTCAAGCGGGTGCTGTCCACGCCGGGAAAAACCCCAGAGCGGACGGTCGAAGCATGAACCGGCACGATGCGAAGGAAGCGGCTGATCTCATCGACCGCGTGATGGTCAATCTGGCGATTTGCATTCCGGCGCGGGGCCGCCCCGGATCGGACGCCCGCACCGCCATAGGTTACTTGCGCGTCAACGCCTTCACGCTCCTGATGGAAAACGCCATCGGCGAGCCGCTTGATCAGGTGTTCGTGCTGGTGCGCAAGGCGGGCGCGACCCTCGAGCAGATCGAATCCGTGCGCCGCTTGACGATGTTGGAAACCCCGGCATCGCTCGGGGCCGTTCTGGCGATGCAGGCGTCGATCAATTTTTGTCTCGCCACCGAAGCCGAGATCATCGCCGCAATGACGTTTGTCTCGCGCGAGGAGATCGATCGGATCAAGGAAGGCTTGCAGGTTGCGTTTGCCGGTGCCGAGGAGGTGGCGGCGGACGCGATGGATTCGATGACGTTTCAGGCGTTGATCGGTCTGCATGCGGCAATCACCAATCATCTGGTTAGGACGGCGCTACCGCTGCCGCGCCTTCTTGGCTTCCAGTTTTTCGAGCCGTTGCCGTCGATCGTGCAAGCCTATCGACTCTACTCCGACGCGAGCCGCGCCGACGAGATGCGGAAAACGAACCGGATCGTGCATCCGGCCTTTTGCCCAATGACCGGGCAGGGATTGTCGGCTTGAGATGCCGCAACAGAGGCCGGACGAGATTGCGACCCTGATCGTGCGGGGGCAAAAATTCGAGGATTGGGAAAGCGTGCTGGTTCAGGAGCGGTGGGCCGATTCATTTTCCTATTTCAAATTCACCGCCGCCGAACGCGACCGGGAAATCCTGTCACAGACGCCGCTATGGTCGCGGCTGCAATTCCGGCCCGACGATCCCTGCACGATCCTGCTTGCCGGTCAGCCCGCAATCAAAGGCTTCATCGAAACGCGCCAGATCGCCTACGACGCCGCCAGCCACGGCGTCATGCTGATCGGCAAGAGCACCCCGGCATGGCCCGCACGCTCAAGCGTCGATACCAAGACCGGGAATTTCGACGGCAAGAACGTCGAGCAGATCGCGCGGGAGGTGCTCGCGCCCTATGCGGGATTTGTCAACGTCAAGACCGTCGGGATGCCGAACCCGATGCCGTTCGACAAGATGCAGAACCAGCCGGGGGAGATGATCTGGGACTTTCTTGAGCGGATCGCGCGGGTGCGCGGCATCGTCATGGGGTCGGACGCCTTCGGCAATTTCCTGCTGATCGGCGACCATACCGCGCCAGTGGTCACCGACCTGATCGAGGGCGTGAACATCAAAAAGTGTCAGGCGGTTTTTTCCAAGGAATACGCCTACGAAAAATTCGTGGTGATCGGGCAGACGGCGGCGAGCGATAACAATTCGGGACCGGCGGCGAGCGAGCAACGCGCCGAGGTGCCGGGTCACGGCAGGATCAAAAGCACCCTGATCACGCCGACCGAACAGCCGGTCAAAAGCATTGTCGAATTGTATGACCGGGCAAAGAACGAGGAAGTCTGGAACGACGGCACCGAGATCAAGGTCAGCATCACCGTGCAGGGCTGGCTGCGCGACGGCAAGAGCCTGTGGAAGGTAGGCGACAACGTGTTCGTCAAAAGCCCGATGGCTATGTTGAACATGACAATGAAAATCCAGAACTCGACGTTTACGCAGGATAATGCGAGCGGCACCCAGACGACGCTCGATCTGGTGCCGCCGTGGCTGCTCAAGGACGGCACGACCTTCAACCCGAATGACCCGGCGATGCCGTCGGGGCCAGCAACGCCATCGTCAGCGCCAGCACCGGCCCCGCCAGGAGGAACGACAAATGCATAGAGCGACCCCGGCCAATAGTTCGCATCGCGCCTACAGCGCGGGCGGTGCCCGCTCGGTCGTCGACAAGGCCGATGACAGCAAGCTGATGCAGGAGATGGCCGGAAATTTCATGCATAGCGAGACGCGCTCGGCCATCGAGTCGCCGCAGAATTACGGGTTTACCTCGGTCGTCCACGAGGCGACCAAGGACGCCAGCGGCAAGATCATCGACGGCGCGGAAACCTTCATCTCGTTCATGGGCGGCAACCGCAGCTTTCCAGTCGCTGGCAACATGGACGACCGCCGGCATCGTCTGCTCGGGTTGCTGGCTGGCGATAGCGCGATGTTTCGCGGCAAGGGCGATAAGCAGCAGCTTCACATGACGGAGGATGGCGGCTTCTGGTCGGCTCCGCAGAACAAGACCGTACGTATGCAACTCGTGCCATCCGACAGCGAGGACAATAAATCATCAAAAGTCGGCGCGGTGAGTGCGCCGATGACAACGGCAGAAGGGCAGCAGGGACAGGGCCAGCAACAGCAGACGAAAAAAGGTCAGAAGCCGGTCTACAAGGATGGCAAAGACGGCCACCGGTATGTCGATGTCACTAAAACTGAAACGCGATCATCCGGCGATAATGTCCGCTTATATTTGTCCGACAAGAAAGCCTATGTCGACGTTAATGAGGACAAGAACGTCTATCTCGGCGCAAAAAAGGGCGAGGCGGAGTTCTCGCTGGTCGTGACGCTGGCTGGTCCTGCCATCAACGTCTACGGGAAGATCGGATGACCGCACTCGTCCCCGACGTCCGGCTGGTCCAGAACAATCTATTCCCCAAATACTCGGTCACGCTCGACTGGCTGCTGCGCGGCGACGGCACCCTCGACGATGCCCGCTCACTCGCGACCGCCGTCATGGTGGCGCTCGGCACCGACGCCCTGGCCGCGACCGATGATCTGTTGCCGGAGCCGGATTCCACCGACCGCGCCGGATGGTGGGGCGATCTCGATGCCGAACTGATCTGGGACGGCTGGCCGATTGGCTCAAAGCTGTGGCTGCTCAGACGGGCGAAGATCGATTCAATTTCCTCGCGCGGCGGCGCAACGGTGGCGCGGGTCGAGAACTATATCAGTGACGCCATCCAGCCGTTCATGGACCGAAAAATTTGTTCGGGCTTCGACGTCTGGACGACGCGCGTGGACGACCAGCGGATCGACGCTTTGGTGCGCATCTATCGGGGGCCGCTGCCTTCCATCGACTTGCGCTATCAAATTCTCTGGGACGGGATGACAGAATAAATGCCGTGGTCGACACCGACATTGCGTGAGGTGCGCAGCCTCGTGCGCGATTCAGTTCATGCGAGCCTTCCCGGCTCGGATGCCAATGTGCCGAACAGCGTGCTGCGCGTCCTCTCCGATAGTCAGGGCGCTCTGTGCCATCTGAACCTGCAATATATCGATTGGCTGGCGCTGCAATTATTGCCCGACACGGCGGAGATGGAATGGCTCGACCGCCACGGCAAGATATGGCTGGTCAATGCCGATGGCTCGACCGGGCGCAAGATGGCGACGCTGGCGCATGGCACCGTGCAGTTCACCGGACAGGCTGGCATGCCTGTGCCGCAGGGCACCCAACTCGACTACGTCACCAATCAGATGAGTTTCGAGACGACGGTCGCCATCGTGCTCGACGGGACGCTGCCGACGCCGGTCGCGGTGCGGGCGCTCGATCCTGGCACTAAGGGCAACCTGCCGGATGGCACTAAACTATTGATGCCGGTGACGCTTCCGGGCATCGATCAGACGGTCGAAGTCGTCGACCTGACCGGCGGGGCAGACGAAGAAACCGACGAGCAGTTGCGTGACCGGGTCTTGCGCCGCATCCGGCAACCGCCGATGGGCGGCGCAGCCTACGATTACGAGGCATGGGCACTGGCTGTCCCCGGCGTGACCCGCGCGTGGTGCTACCCGAACGAAATGGGAATCGGCACCGTCACCGTGCGCTTCATGATGGACGATCTGCGGGCCGACAATGACGGCTTCCCGTTGCAGGAGGACGTCGACACCGTCGAAGCCTACATCAACAGCAAGCGGCCTGTGGCGGTGAAGGACTTTTTCGTGGTCGCGCCGCTCAAGCAGCAGATTACCTGCGTGATCGAGGAACTGGTGCCGGACAATGAAGCCGTGCGCGGAGAGATCGAGCAAGAGTTGCGAGCGATGTTACTCGCACTGGCGGCACCGGGGCAGACGATTTTCGCGGCGTGGAAAAATTACGCCGTCATGAGTGCTCCAAGCATCACGTCGTTCCGCCTCGGCAATAACGAGGATGACGTGATGGAATCGCCGGGGCATATGGCGGTGCTCGGCAGCCTCATCTATGACTGACCGGCACGTCCGCCGCACGGGTGATGACTACGCACAAGCCTTTCTCTCCCTGCTGCCGCAAGGTCAGGCGTGGCCACGGCACCCCGAAAGTATACTGGTTCAGGCTTGCACCGGCCTCGCGGACTATTGGGGCTTCGTCGATGGCCGCGCGGCGGACCTCCTAGAAACGGAGAGCGACCCGCGCCTGACGTCAGAATTACTGTCCGATTGGGAACGCAATTGGGGTCTGCCTGATCCATGCTTCTTCGGCCAGCAGCAATCGATGGCCGATCGCCGTCGCATCCTGATGCTGAAGATGACGCTGCTCGGCGGACAGAGCCGCGCCTTCTTTGTCGAGATCATGTCGTGGCTCGGCTATGAGATCACGATCAAGGAATACGCGCCCTACATGGCCGGGGTCTCGCGGGTCGGCAACACCTCGCAACAGGAGATGGAAGCGGGCGGTGTATTCGGCGACATGCGCTGGTATCTCGGCGCAGAGGAGATGCGGTTCTACTGGTCCATCGGCGTCGGCAAGGTAAGCCTGCAATGGTTTCGGACCGCACCAATCGGCGGCGAGGCCGGCGTCGATCCTCACCTCATCATCGGCATGGGCGGCGCGGTGCCCTGCTTCTTGGACCGCATCAAACCAGCACACACACAAATCGTTTTTGATTATTCGAGCCTGCAACTCGGCGGGCCAATGGCAGGAACACCCTAGAGGAGTTTGCGATGCGCTATCACCAGCCCTATGGCGTGACCGATACCGATGCGCCGTACATTAATGGCGACCCCAGCATAGGGCGGCAAGGCTCAATCATTCCTGCCGAAGCGGTCGAGTATCCGCAGCGCGAGATCATCGCCGCGATCGAGGGTGCCAAGATGGCGCCAGACGACGCCAGCCTCTCGCAACTCTTGTATGCCATTCGCGGCCAGCGGATGAACTATGCGCTGGCGATCAACTCAGCCCCCGACACGGTCGAGGTCGAGTTCGATCCGCCGATTGGCAATACAATGACGCCGGGGATGCCGCTGCGCATCAAGGGTGCGGTGAACAATACCGGCCCGACCTTGCTCAGTGTCGATGGCGACAGCCAAGCGCTGCGCTATGCCGATGGTGCCGAATTGGTTGCAGACGCAATCAAGAGCGGCGTGATCTTCGAGGCGGTTTGGAATGACACCGGCTATTGGGAGTTCAATCCCTATGCGACCGGCGCGGCTGGCGGCGGCAGCACGACAAACACCTACATCAACATTCCG